ATCACTACATATTAGAGTATGTTTTTGCACTGTTACTTTTGTATCACCACTAGAACTTGAAAATAATGCAGATAATGAAGATAGATAATCTTTAGTGTTAGTGTCATTTGCGTCAATAGTTTCTGTTTTAATTGTGAAATAATTTTCTAGATTAGTAGGATTATTTCCTGTAAGTATGGCATTTTCGTCAAATCCAAATATATTTCGAAACCATGTAGGAAGCGGATTAGCACCACCGGTTTGACTATTATTATTATCAATACTTAAAAGCATAGATTGCATGTCATTTTGCTTTGATTTAGTTTTATTTAAAGTATGACTTTTCTTAAAGTCATAATTATGCCTTGTTTTTTTTTTCATTATATATATTTATATATATTTATATATTTTATATATTTTATATATAAATATATGAACTATTATTTTTATATATAGTATAATATAACATAATATATATATAATATAACATAATATATATATAATATAACATAATATATATAATATAATAACAATATTTATGAGCTTATGTAAATATAGAGATATATTTGCATAAGTTCATACATTAAGACTATTTAATGTTGCAGTTGTGGATACATTATTAACATTAAACATTAAACATTAAACATTAAACATTAAACATTAAACATTAAGTAAAATATTAAAAACACATATATTTATTATTATATATTATTTAAATATATATAATAATGATAAATGAAACTTTGGAACAATTAAAAATAAAACCAATACCGAAAAAACCGCAACAATTCAATGTTATACTACAAATACCAAGCGAAGGTGTTGGACCAAATATTATAGATAAAACCAGCGAACGCTTAATAAATAGAGAGCAATTTTTTAGTGATCTTCAAGAAAATTTAGGAGTTGTTCAAAAAGATTATTACAAAACAAAAAAACATAGCACAACTATAAAAGAAGAAGCATCTCAAAAATCACAGCTAACTAATAAACCACCAGTTTATAATGCAGAAAATACTTTAACGCATATTGTTAAGACAAAACAAAAAATAATTATTAAAGATCCGTCAACAGAAGCATTAAAAAAATCTAAAATAAATTTACCATCACAAGAGAGATTAACACCTAAGCCGGATCAAAATACAGAAAAACAAGATAAACAAGATAAGCATGACAAGTCAGAAAAAACCAAAAAGTTGCATCCCGAAACAATTGACGAAACTTTAATTATTCCAAAAGATCTTCGAATAGGTAAAACACTTTATAGTTCTAGAATACCAAAATTAGAGCCTAATGTGTTAATAAAAGCGTCTAGTTATTATTTATATAATAGAGAGATTTTTATTAGTTTTATTAATTCTCTCTTTGAGCCGTATAAGCAACAATTATTAAAAGAAGAGCAAGACATGTTATCAGGTAAAGCATCTATTAGTTGCGAAAATAATAATAGCGCCAATTTTTCACTCTTAATTCATCAAAAGATTGTGCGAGATTATTTAAATATTTATACGCCATATAGAGGTCTCCTATTATATCATGGTCTTGGGTCAGGTAAAACTTGCTCTTCTATAGCAATTGCCGAGGGAATTAAAAACGATAAAAAAGTATTAATATTGACACCCGCATCACTGAAGGACAATTATGTTGAAGAATTGAAAAAATGCGGCGACTACATGTATAAGAAAAATCAATTTTGGGAGTTTATAGATACTAAAGAAAATCCACAATATATTGAATATTTAAGCACTTTATTAAAGTTGTCTCGTGAATATATAATTAATAACGGAGGAGCATGGTTTATTAACGTTAAAAAGGAGCCTAATTATGACAGCCTTGATTTTGAGGATCAAAAGAAAATAAATTCTCAATTGGATAAAATGATAAATTACAAATACCAATTTATAAGTTATAACGGATTGCGAAGCTCTCATTTAAACGGAATGACGCATGACGGCACAATCAACCCGTTTTCTAATAAAGTAATAATTATTGATGAGGCTCATAATTTTATTAGCCGAATAGTAAACAAATTGACCCGCAAAACGTCGCTATCAATGCGATTATACAATTATTTAATGGACGCGGAAAATTGCAAAATTATATTATTGACCGGTACACCAATAATCAATTATCCAAATGAAATAGCAATATTATTCAACATTTTACGTGGCACAATTAGAAGTTATAATTGCAAGTTAATATTAGATAAAAAGACCATGACAAAGGAAAAAATAGAGGGCATCTTTAAGGCAGCAAATATATTAAATTATGTTGACCTTATAGAATACAATTCAGTAAGTTATGAGGTCACCATCACACAAAACCCTTTTGGTTACGTTAAATCCGAAACAAATAAAAACAAGTTGGCTTATACGAGTGATGTATTAACAAGCGAAGAATTTTTACAAAAAATAAAGGCCGCATTAGAGGCGCAATCTCTCAAAATTGCGGGCAACAAAATAAATGTAAACGGGTACAAGGCTCTTCCCGATAATTTTGACGATTTTAAGGCCTTATTTATTAGCCCAAACAATTCGATCAATAATCCGTCTATGTTTAAAATGCGTATAATTGGATTAACGTCTTATTTTAGGAGCGCACAGGAGCAATTGATGCCTAAATATATGCATTCAAACAGTAATGACTTTAAAATAATTAAAATTCCCATGAGCGACTTTCAGTTTAACATTTATGAAGAAGCCCGCGTTCAAGAGCGCAAATTAGAGGATTCCAATAAAAAGAAGAAGTCTAAAAAAACGAAGACCGGCGCGCAAGGTGACGACCTTTACAGTGATAGTGTGTCAACATATCGCATTTTCTCGCGCGCATTTTGCAATTTTGTATTTCCAAAACCCGAAATAAGGCGGCCAATGCCAAATAATGATGAAACATTAGAGGCGGCATTGGGTGTTATTGGGTCGTTAGATGATGACGACGCAATAGGTAAAAATCTCTCCGAAGATGTTATTGATAACCTAAGTATTTCTGAAAAATTGGACAATATTGATGGTAAATATGACGCCGATGATATTAAGGATTTGGAAAAGGACGCAGAAAAGAATGCAGAAAATCCGAAAACGGGCGACCTAAGTTATGGTAAGCGTATTGCAGAAGCACTAAAAGAGCTTGAAAAATATGGAAGCAAATATTTATCTAAAGAGGGATTGCAAGTGTATAGCCCCAAATTTTTACATATTTTGGAAAATATTATTGATAACGACCACAAAGGCATTCATTTATTATATTCACAATTCAAAACATTAGAAGGCATTGGTATTTTAAAATTGGTTTTGAGAGAAAATAATTTTGCCGAATTTAAGATTAAAAAAAATGAGACCGGCGAATACATTTTAAATGTAGCCAGCGAAGATATGAATAAGCCCATGTTTGCTTCTTATACCGGCTCGGAAACTCCTGAAGAGCGTGAAATTATTAAAAATGTGTTAAATAGCAATTGGAAACTTGTTCCGTCGTCGTTAGTAAAAGTATTGCAAACGCTGTCAGATAATAATTTTATGGGGCAAATAATAAAGGTGCTAATGATTACGTCGTCGGGTGCGGAAGGTATTAGTTTGAAGAATGTGCGTTATGTCCATATTACTGAGCCTTATTGGCATCCCGTGCGTATTCACCAAGTTATTGGGCGAGCGCGGCGTATTTGCAGTCATAGCGACTTGCCAAAAGAGCTGCAAACTGTGAATGTGTTTTTATATTTAATGGTTTTTAGCGAGCAACAATTGTCTAGCGACTTATCTATTGAATTGAGGCTAAAAGATATATCGAAAAAGGATAAGAAAAAAGTGATTACAAGCGACGAATATTTATACGAAATTTCGAGCATAAAAGAGGAAATTAACGCTTCATTGTTGCAAAGTGTAAAGGAGTCGGCAATAGATTGCAGTATTCATACGCGTGCGTCAAGCACTGAAAAAGATGTCAAATGTTTTGTAATAGGTAATCCAAGCGAAAGCAAATATATATATACTCCAAATATAGAGGCTCAAGATAAAGACGAGGGCATGAAATTAAACAAGAAAAAACAAGTATTAAAATTGAACGAATTAATAATAAATAAAATTAAATATGCATATAATAAGGAAACGCAAGAGCTTTATGATTATGATAGTTTTGCGAAAGACGAATTATTGCTTGTTGGCAGGTTGGTCAAGCAAGATAATGGCACATTTAGGTTGGAGAAGGTTTAATATTTAATATTTAATATTTAACATAAACGCCCATATGCTATAATATAACTAAGCATTAATAACGTCCAAATTAGCCCAATAATTAACAAATCTTGAAGCATATCTAGAAAAGGGCTAGTGTACATTATTTAATGTTATTGTTAATGTTTAATGCTAACATTAACAATAAAAATAAAAATAATTAAATCAATTTTTAATATCCAATTTCTCCATTATTATATTTTGATTAGCTAATACTTGCTCTAATTGGCTAGACAACTTTTCTATTTTATTATGTAGATCATGCACATATTCTCCATTTTGTGTTTTTTTTAAAGAATTGTTTACATTAAATTGAGAGTTTTGTTCTTCTTTTTCTTCCGCTATAAGCAAGCCTTCATTTAAATCAACTACTTCAATATTAGGCGGTGGAGGAAGAGGAATAGGAGGAAAAGTAATAGATCGCTCTTTTTGTATTTTTTCTAATAATTCATTCATGTTATTACTAGATAAGGGGTCGTCTTCTTTAACATCGCTAAAATCTATTACTTCGGGTTTTTTCAATGTTATAAGCTCATTAAAACTCGCTTTTTTAGCATTAAGTTCTTTATCAAATTCTTCTAGCTTTTCGGCTTTTAAAGTTTCTTTGATTTCAATAGGAGTTAATAATGATTTTTTATAATTAGCTATGGTTGTTACCATATTTTGTAATATAATTTTGTTCAAGTCAATAATATTTTTTGTGTCGCTAATAGTATTAGTCAAAATCTCTCTATTTTCATCTAAACTTCTTAATATTGTTTTTTCAAATAATATTTGAATATTATTAAAATTTGTTTCGGGTATATTATTAAACAATTTATTGTTATATAACACATTCCATAAAACCTCTTTATTTTCCTTACTTGTTATAAAATTAGCCATGCTATCTAATTTTGCATTGCTAGTTAAAGTTGTTTTGCTAATAAATTTTGCGTTGCTATTTAATTTTGCCATAATATATTATATACTACATAATTAATACTTTAATTTATAATTTATAATTTATAATTTATATAAAAATATAATTTATATAAAAATATAATTTATAAATATAATAATAAAATATACATTATTATAATATGCTAAAATTGCTACTTATATTTTTAGGAATATATAAAGGATCGCCTTTTTCTATCCCGCCAATTAGTCCTAAAACTCAAGTAAATTTACATTTGGAACGATTTAATAGTGACTTTAATTTATATCATATTGGAATTAGTTTTAAAAATAACAATAGTGTATTAAGATACGATTATCGTCCTTTTTGCGAACCAAATAAGTGCGAATTTAAAACACTAAGTAATAATGTTAATGCAAATAATGATAATACTATAAGTGTAGCTGTTTCAAATAAACAGCTCACATTTGTTGATAAGCTATATAGATTTTATATACCCGAAAATGTTCCAAATAAAACCATATATTGGGGTGAAACCAGTAAAACGTTGGAAGAAGTGGAACAATTTGAAAAAACTCTACAAAAAAAATATATATTAGGTATTAACGATTGCCGTCATTATGTAAATCGCATTTCGCTATGGGCACTTAATAAACGCACACCTATATGGAGCCTAGAAAAATTATGGAATATGACACATGTAAACGATAAATATTGATTTAATCAAAAATTGAACTTACTTTCATGTTTGCTTCATTGTAATATTTTTTTCTATATTTTTTCATTGTGCTATCTTTTATGCGAGTAGTCTTAAAATATTTGTATGTTTTATTTTCTTGCAATAATTCTATTATAAAATATAATGAATACATACCGCATTGGCCGTCACTATATTGATGAGTAAAACCCTCATTGTCGTCTACTGTCAATTGAATATTTAAACTATGCGCTTGATTTACTATTCTTTTTATTAAAACTTTTACTTGTTTTGGCATTCTTGTTCCATTACTATCAAAATAGAAAATGAATTTTTTTGTTAAATCAATAAATAAGGAGATCCAGTGTTTTCCGGATTTATTATGAGGATCGGTATTAAATATTACTCCTATTTTGCTAATATTGTTTTTAATATGTGTTTCCAAGTTAAAATTACATAATTGCTCCCATACGCATGTTGAAAACATTTCTTTGGAATCGAAATCAATAGGAGACGGCCCTATAAACTTGAAAAATTTATGAGATTTTTCATATTGTTTCATTATTTTAGTTATATCAACACTCGAAAGCCAAGTATTGGGCTTAGACGACCAACTTTCGGGAGAAAACGGCTTAAAGATTTCTTTTACTAATAACTCGCTATTGTTGACCTTGCTTAACGATGTTTTTTTTAACCAACATAATTCGTCATAACATTGTTTATTCAACTTTTGTTTGAAAAAGCTCCATATTTCTTTACTATTATTTGTCAATATTTTGTCATTACTATTATTTGCATTCCAAACGTTTTTAAATAATTGCAAATTATTGCGACTATAGCATGTATATTGCTTTAAATCACCATCTACATATTTACTTTGATATGGTGAGCATTTAAGTTTGCTAAATTTACGCGTATTTTTTTTTGATTTACGGCTTGCTTTCTTAAATGTATTATACATAGTGTTTATTATTTTATATTTAATATAGTAATATAAAATAATATTTTTAACTGCGTTTTTGTGGAAGTATTTTTCTTTTAGCATTTGAGCTTTTTCTAACAACAAACAAATCTAAATTTGTTATTTGTTTTTTTGTGCACATATTATCCAGTGTTGCATTATATATATTAAAAGAACTTAAAGAGGCGTCGTCACAATAATTGTTGTTATTATTGAAGTCTTTAAGCTCTTCTTTAATAGAGTTTTTTATTTTTTTATCCTTTAAATGGCTTATTAGGTTTAATATATATAATAAATAAAACAGCTTATATTTCTCTCCGTTTATTATTTTAGTGTCATCATTATTTTCTATGAGTTTTTCTAAAGTGCTATTATTATATTTGAGTATTTGATCTTTATAACTGGCTATGTTTTCTTCTATATTAGCATAAATATCTTTCAATAAGTAATTATTGTTTAGTAATTGATCTAATTTATTTGTTTTTAAACACGGGTTATGGTTTTGATTTGCAAAATAGCGTAAGTCAATATTGTTTATTTGCATGTCGGATTTTTCCTTTGCTAAGTTCTCTTTTTCTAAGCTCTCTTTTTCTTTTTCTAATATTAGCCTTTCTTTTTCTTTTTCTTTTTCTAAGCTCTCTTTTTCTAAGCTCTCTTTTTCTTTTTCTAAATGCTCGTTTTCAGTAATTTGTTCAACCAAATCTATACTTACAACATTCATGTGCTTTGATTTTTTCTTATTTTTTTCTTTATTTTTTTCCTTTAATTTGGTGTTATTATTAAGCATATTACTATAAACCTATTATATATTTTTTAATTGAACTCGTGTCGCATTGTAAAATAATTCGTTTCCAATTGTAGGAAAATTATTGGGATTAAAGTCTTGAAACTGTTGTTCTCTAAATAATAAATGGCCATCTAAATTTTCATTATTTGTAATAAAATTTATTTTGTTTTCATATAAATCGCTAGTGCTAGATGGAACATAAGCTCTTTGATCAGCTTTTTGTAGAGCAAAGAATTGGTTTCTCAAAGTTGATTCGCGATCTACATTAGAAGCAAATCCGCAAAAATGCAATTTTCTAGTTGCAGGGAAAAAACTAGAGCTAGCATCGTAATTTCCATAATTTTGTATAGGTTCTGTTGAAGGTGCTATTGGTGCAACTGTCGGCATAAATGTATATTTAGTATTTACAGGTCTAAATGAGAAATTCATGGTTATTCCGCCAGATGGAACAAATCTATTGGCTATTTCATTATTCATAAAATTTTGCTTTTCAAAATTTTGTAGCTTTATATTATAAACATCACTATCAATAGTTACACTCATTATTTTTATAATTATATATTATATTAATTTATAAAAATTATATAGCAATTTATAAAAATTATATAGTAATTTGTTTTTAAAGTTAATAGTGCCGAAAGGAAAAAAAACCTAATAACTATAAATTATATTTTTATCTCTATATTCTTTTTTATAAACATTAACTAAGGCTTAACGCTTATACTCCTTCTTAATATTATAATTAAAATAATATGCACCATTTAAAGAATTATGCATCTTATGTGTCTTACCACTAAACAGCGACGCTTTGTATTGCCTTACTTGACATGCACTATTTGCATGTTGCTCCTTCTTGTTAAGCCGGTTTTGCTGTTGCTTCTTTAAATAATCCATATCATACATGTTTCTCATAACATTATTATTGGATAACAAGCTCATTAACACAAGCGCAGATGTTGCCATATTAAACTTATAATTCTATAAACATTAAACATTAAATTCAAAAGAAATCAATTTTTTTTATGCCTTTTTACTACGTGCCTTAGCTTTTCGTGATCTTGATGTAGATCCTTGAGCACTAAACTGATCTATTGGGACATTGCTTAGTCCATGATCAATATTTGAATTTATATAAGATTGAAATTTCCATGCATCAGGCACCGCCAACTCTTGTAATTGTGAAATAGGTGTTTGTAGCTTATCCAAAGTATAATGTTTAAAGGTATGTATATTTTTAGTTAAATGTGTAAATAACTTTTCACGCACAATAGCGTTAGCTCTAATGCTGTAAACTAATTTCTCACGCTCAACTGGATTATCCGATAAACTAACTAATAATTGTTTAATCTCATAGCCAGATAAGTTAGTAATAGTTTCAGTTTTACTTTTACTTTTACCTTTACCTTTACCTTTACTTTTATAATTAAGTTTTTGTGTTCTATTATTATTATTATTATTATTATTCCTAATCCTAAATGTTTTTTTAATCATATTAATATATAGTATATTATAAAATAGTATATTATATATTATTATAATAATAAATTATGAATTATTATAAAAATCAATACTAATTAATTTAGAAATCATATTTATAATAAAATTATTTGTTTTAAATTCAAGATATCTTCCTAATTCTGTATCAAATACTATTATTGTTTTATGGCTAAAAAAAGCCCAAAATTTATCTGATAATGTAAAATGTCTAATTTTATTTTCTTTTATAATATATTGTCCATTAAGATGTTGTAATTTATTAATATCATCCTTATGACATATTTTATATTGAAAAGCTAATCTTTCACTTGTTTCATTTATTGCCCCTGCATGAACTATATCCGCGTTAAATAAAACAGCACGTCCACCTCCGTGTTTTCTCCCATAAATAGTTATTGGATCACTAATAAAAAAATTTTGTTTATATGAATTTGGACATATATTTATTAATTTAATATTGGTTTTAGTAAAATAAATAATTACTGTATAAGATGGATATAATAATTTTTGATAATTTTGACTAGATGTTACATCTCTATGATATGTATATAATGTTGAATTTATAATTTTATATTCGTAATTTAAAAATTGATAATTATTTGGTAATCTTTTTAAAATTAAATTAAATATTTTTTGTTTATCTGTATAAAATTTATTTTTATTTATGTTAAATACTTCAAAGCCTTCATTTTTTATAGAAAAATTTGAAATCATTATATTGATTATATTGATTATATTGATTATATTGATTATATTGATTATATTGATTAATAAATTTAAATTTTAACTCATTTTAATTGTTATTATAAAAATATAAAAATAACATTAAATAGGAACTAAAAAAACATTATATAAACAAAAATATTTTAAAAGGAAAAAAAACACAACACAACACAACACAACACAACACAACACAACACAACACTTCAAATGTTCTTAATATGTAGTAATAACATTTGAATTGATTAACGTTGACAAATCAGCGCATGCATCACGTTTAATAAACACTTGACCTTTTTGGCGAACAAGAGGCGGAGGAACCTTGAATACACGCGGAACATTTAGAACGCTGATAACAGGCATGGTCACAAGGTCGCTGATCGGATTATCAACGCGCTCAACGCTAGTCAGGCGCTCAACGCTAAATGCATCAAAAACCATGACAATGTTGGCGCTTGACATTTTTCTAGGCTATAAAAATAATGTGTATATATGCTAATCAATTTTTTTTAGACATAACAACATTATGTATTAGATGTTTTATCATTATTAAACCACGTCATTTTAATAGCATGTATATTATTTGCTATAATTTTATATGATACAGCCAGCGCATAAAAACTCATTAATTTGTAATATTCTTCTTTTCTTATCCAATTTAGCACTTCATAATAATTATTATAGTTATATGAAATAAGTATTATGTTTGGTAGAAAGTGTTGGATTTCTTTGTATCCAATAGCTTCAATATCTGCCCATTTCTCGTTTTTTCCAAATAATTCATAATTATAGTTGTCCAATATATATTCATCCATAGATCCATAAGTCTTTATAGAATAATTGTACAAATCCAAATAATTTGTTATGTTATGTTCATTCATAACAATTAGCTCAACGTCTTTTTTAAATTTCTTAATCAATGCGTCATCTTTGATCATTTTTGAATACTTTGTTTAAATACTTTGTTTTAAATACTTTGTTTTAACTTATTCAATTTTTTCTATTATGTTTTGTTAGCTCATTATTTATTTCAACAATACATTCACTTGTAGATGTTTCAAATAAGTCCGGTATAAAAGCATGAATTAGCGCTTTTACGCTAGATATTAATAATATAACAACATAATTTAAAGATATAAACATATGTTCAAAATAGCCCATATTCATGGCTTTTAAATGCTTAAATTCAAAAAACATAATATATAATATATATTATATTATTTATATAATATATAATATATAATTTATAATATATTATTTATATAATTTATAATATATTATTTATATAATTTTTGCTATAAAATAATATGATATAATGTATAAGTTAAATATAACAAACTAATTATTAGTGCAACAATATTTCTTGATAACGTATAAGGCCAATAAGGTAAAAAATATGTTATTGCTAATGCTATTAGGCCAAATACATATATAATATTATTATATGCAAAGTATTTTTTTACGTTTAATAGTGGATAAAAACCAGGAGCATGCATAATTAGTCCAGCAAATAGAATACCTAGCAATTGTTCTCTTTTACTCTTATTATAGCTGTCAATTAAACCAACTATTCCAATTAATAAGAAAATTAAACTCACATATTTAATATAAGAATTATAATAATATATTAGCACTAAAACGCTAGGAACTAAAACCCAACTTAATTCACCACGACCTATTTTATAATGATAATAATATATATTATTGTTTTTGAATGTTAGTTCCATATACAATATTATATATAACTATTTTTTTATAAGTATGAAAAATATTAATAAATTATGAAAAATATTTATAGTTAGTTATATAATATGACATCCAAAGTTGTAGGTGAAGGCACATATGGTTGTGTATTAAAACCGCCAATTTTATGCAATGAAACTAGTAATCTTGATAAACAAGATTATGTTAATAAAATATCCAAAATAATGACTAGACAGCATGCTATTAATGAAGAAGCAGAATATAGCGCAATAAATAACATACAAGGTTTAGATAAATATGCTATTACTGGTCCATTATTATGCAAGCCTTTATTAGACAAAAATTTCAATGCTAGCGTTAGTAAATGTAAAACGCTAAAAGTTAAAACCGCGTTTAAGAATAGTAAGGATGATTTACGGATGTTATTATTAGAAGATGGAGGCTTAAGCATATATGACGTTATAACTAAAGTATTTATTCTACAAAGCTTAGACGAAAAGAAAGTCTTTTTGACCTCATTAATAAAATTGTTTGACGGATTACTCTTTTTTCAGTCTAACGAAATTATGCATAGAGATATTAAATTAGCCAATATGGTATATAATGTAAATAATGGTAGAGCAAAATATATTGACTTTGGACTAATGACAAACTTCAAAAGATTTGCTAAAAGATGTAGAGAAAATACTGAAAGATTAGGAATAAGTCACACTTATTATGCTCCTGAAAATAGTTGTTCAAACAAATATTCGTTTAATTCTAATAAATTAAAATGCACCAAGGTAAAAGAGCATTTTAAAACACATGACGAGTTTATTAACTATTTACAAAAATCTTTTGACATATATTGCTTGTGTTTAGCATTATTAAATATGACATCTATTTTACATAATAAAAATAATGGACAAAAAAAGCATACTATTCCAGGGTCGTTTTTTGAGGAGTTTAGTATATTATTGCTTGATTATATTAAATATGATGTTAGCAAGAGAAATATTAATATAGCGCAACTTAAAGAAAAATATGTTGCCTTACTAAAAAAACACAATTGTTATTTAAAGAAAGTTCAATTGCCTTCTCCTGAAGTAATTGATGTTATTGATAAAATAAAGAAAAAAGAATTTAAAGCCGACTTAGCCAAAATTTGCCCTCCAGCTAAGCCAATATTAAATCCTTCTACAAATAGATGCGTTGTTGACTGCAAAACAGGGTTTATTAGAAATAAGAGCTTTAGATGCGTTAAAATGAATTTAGCAAAGGATTTAGCAAAGGATTTAGCAAAGAAAAATAGCTCTAGCACTAGCATAACAAGAAAAAAGCATCACACTAGTTTAGTAGTTAATAGTTCTTCAATTGCTAAAAAACAACTTTGTATAAGCAAAAATAAAGATTATAATCATATTACAAAACGTTGTAATGCTAAATGTCCAAAACATAAAACACGTAATTCATTATTTAAGTGTGTTTCTAAAAATAAATAATAATAAATAATACTAGCTAAATAACATATATTAAAACATATTAAAGCGTAAAATATATGTTTTATTTAATAAGCTATGGATATAGAACTCCTTCAGCAAGCATTAGAAAATGATGCTAATTTAAATATTATTAATACAAATATTCAAGAAATTAAGCGCAAGAAAAACGAAATTTTGCAAGAGCTTGGATTAAAGCGTGATGATTTGAAAAGCTTTCATAAAAAATTAAACGGTTATATGTATGTTGACAACATAAAGGATCTAAAATATGGGCGAAATATACGATGGGTAAATTTAAAAAAAATAGACCACATTAAAATAACCAATGGATCGATTTTATGCGACATTAAAATACATGACAAAGGAATAGCTCTAATTTTAAAAGGCTATAATCACAGTTTTATTACGCTATATTTAAATGAAAATATCATATTTCAAAAAATAAATGATGAAGAAAAAATACTCCTTAAAGCAGTCGATTATTTAAACAACCAAAAATAGTATACTAAAAAAATTGATTATATATATATACTTGTTTTTTCTATTATACACAAGTATACACAAGTATACACAAGTATACACAAGTATTAATATACCAATGATATGTGGACCATGTGACTATTTAAACATTAAGGAATTGCCTGATGATGTTGGAGTAATTGTGTGTGGTCACCTTTTTAAAGATTATCAATTTCTCGCAAAACTTAAAACAACATGTAAGGCGTTGTATAAAGCTATTAGTGTGTTTGCTATTGCTAAGCAAATGTTGGTTGTTAAGCTGGGACAATTTAGTTTTCGCGAATTATGTGTAAATGTTGATTGTTATGATGACACATATGATGTGTTTACATTTATTCACAACTATTATTATACTCGCTACTTACACTCAAGACAATATGCGTTAAATGCTACGATTATCATAGTTAATGCGAAATATTATAATTTTAATTCTCATTATTGTTGCGAGTGCTTGAAAAAGTTTGTGCTTGTTGGGTCAAACTCAAATGTAATAGAAAACTATCAAAATAGCGAAGAAGTTAATATAAGTTTTTAAAGCGAAAATACATAAAAAAAATTGATTGTTTTTTTCTCTCTTAACAAACTAATTATAATAGTGAATATGGAAGTCCAAACGTGTGCCTACGCAAGTCCTAATGTTTCTAACTCTAACTCCGATTATTATGGAAAAATTAACATAACTTCTTTTATATTGTGTTTCATCATTATTTATAGCACAGCATTAAGTATTATATTAAGCATAATACAACTTATTCAAGTTATTAAAGAAGATGAAGATGAAGATGAAGAAGATGAAGAAGAAGATGAAGAAATCATTAAGGAAGAAGAAGTCATTAATGAAGAGGATAAAGAAAAGAACGAAGAAGAATTGTTGCTTGCCAATTATAATGCTAAAGAAAGAGCATTAGCATTACAAGCAGCATATGAAGAGCGCGCTAAACTTACATTTGAAAAATGGCGCGAAGCATTTGTTAAATTATATAAAGCTAATCCGGTCCACGTCGAATCCGCCACCCACCAGTATCGTACCCTTTTGTCAAAAATGCAAGAAGAATATCTTGAAACAAATGAAAAATTAACTCGTTTAGAGGCATTTAATGCCTTAAAAAAAGCAAGAACAATAGAATTAAAACATTATAAAGAGTTTATTCATTTATTCAATTCTTAAATAGCAATTGTTGTTATGTTTTTTAAAAATTGAATTCTTTTTTTTCAGCATTTATTAATAGCCCCCACAAAAAGCACAGAGCAAAGAACAAAGCACTCAAAGAGCGAAGAGCACTATGGCAAGCAGCATCTGCGATTTGTCAAGCATCAATTCGAGCGACCACGTTTCATTTTCGGTCGCACAAGCGCGGTTGCAGGAGTTCTTTGAGAAGTTCGTTCCATCCAAGCGCATATACTGCATCAATCCTGACTGCGTGAAGGAGACGGAAGCTGCTGTGCTACACATATGGGAGGAACACGCGTTGGATTATGAGCATACTGATCGGCAGGCGGCGTTGAACGTTACAACAATTCGGGTGAACGGAAAACCGCATTGGGTTCAATCACATTATTGCTGTGAGTGCTTCAAGAAGCATGTTTTGGTGGGACACAACAAGAATGTGTCGCAGCACTACGGGAATTATTGTGACGGAGTTCAAGAGGTGGACGTCTACTTTCATAAGGAGCCCCAGCCTTCTACGTGGTACAATCGTGTTACAGGCGAGGATCAAGTGCTAACCGAGTTTCAAGAATACATGTTGGCCCCATGGAGAGCATGAAGCGTGTGTCTTTTGGTGGGTTTTGGTAAAAAAGTAGAAATACTTTTTTATTTTTATTTTTATTTTTTATTTTTATTTTTATTTGAAACAATTATTGTTATACTTTTTAAAAATTGATTACTTTTTTTTGTCATTTATTAATAGCCTCCACAAAAAGCAATCAAAGCAATCAAAGAGCGAAGAGCAACCACTATGACAAGCAGCATCTGCGATTTGACAAGCAGCACCTGCGATTTGACAAGCAGCATCTGCGATTTGACAAGCAGCACCTGCGATTTGCCAAGCAGCACCTGCGATTTGCCAAGCGACCACGTTTCATTTTCAGTCGCACAAGCGCGGTTGCAGGAGTTCTTTGAGAAGTTCGTTCCGTCCAAGCGACATTATTGTATCAATCCTGAGTGCATAGAGGAGACGGAAGGTGCTGTGCTATATATATGGGAGGATCGCTCACTGGCTTACATGCATAATGAACGGCAGATGGCGTTGAACATTACAACCATGCAGGTGAACGGAAAACCACATTGGGTTCAATCACATTATTGTTGCGAGTGCTTCAAGAAACATGTTTTGGTGGGAAACAACAAGAATGCTTCGCAGCACTATGGGAATTATTGTGACGGGGTTCAAGAGGTGGACGTCTACTTTCATAATGAGCCCTGGCCTTCTACGTGGTACAATCGTGAAACGGGAGAGGTTCATGTGCTTACCGAGCTTCAAGAATACATGTTGGCAAACGATACACCGATCGGCAGGTGGCGTTGAACATTTCAATCATGGTGGGTTTTGGTAAAAAAGTAGATATACTTTTTTATTTTTATTTTTATTTTTATTTTTATTATTGTTATACTTTTTAAAAATTGATTACTTTTTTTCAGCATTTATTAATAGCCCCCACAAAAAGCACAGAGCAAAGCACACGCACTATGGCAAGCATTAAGTCAAGCGACCACGTTTCGTTTTCAGTCGCACAAGCGCGGTTGCAGGAGTTCTTTGAGAAGTTCGTTCCGTCCAAGCGCCATTACTGCATCAATCCTAACTGCATAGAGGATACAGAAGGCCCTGTGCTATATATATGGAAGGCTAACTCGGTAACATACGAACACAATGAACGGCAGGCGGCGTTGAACATGTCAATCATCTGGGTGAATGGAAAGAAGCAATGGATTAGGTCTCATTACTGTTGCGAGTGCTTCAAGAAACATGTTTTGGTGGGAGACAACAAGCATGCTTCGCAGCACTATGAGTATTATTGTCCTGGAGTTCAAGCGGTGGAAGTGTACTTTCATTATGAGCCTGTGCATTCTACATGGTACAATAGTATTACAAAACGCGATGAAAAGTTGAGTGAGCGACAACTTTGCATGCTTAGTAGTGAGTGAG